ATAAAGTTATGAAAGCAAACGAAGCGCCAGAGAAGATTTATCTCTTTGAAAATTCTATAAATAATATACTTAGCTATAGGGGAGTATCATTATCTAAAAGGAGTGACGAGAATGATATTGAATATATCCGCACTAATGCCTTTATCGAAAAGGCACTGAAATGGTACTGTCTTGACTGCGAGTGCAACGATAATTGCAACGCTCTACATAATTGCTTTTTCAAGAGTGAGTTTAAGCGTTATTTAGAGGGCGCAGAAAATGCGCTCCCACCAAAATTCAAGAATGCATTAAATCCTGATGGCAGCACCTCAGATAACTACAGATACAGACACTTTATTGGTGTAATGAAAGACAAGTTTATCGAGAAGGCTTGTGCTTGGATAAAGTATAACAATAATAATGGTGGTTGCCTTTTTGACGGTTGGGAAGATGATTTCAAAAACTATATGAAAGGAGAGTAAGGTATGAAAGTAGGACGTGATTATGCGTGGTGGGTAAATTACTCGTTTACTTACGAATGGCTTGAAGAAGAGAGTGGCGAATGGGTTTCAGACAGAGATTTTGAAGCAGAGCGTTTTTACTGCAACAAAAGGAATATAAAGAAAGAAGCAGAGAAAAAAGCGGTTCAATCAATGAATGGCTTAAAATATCGCAATCTCGAAGTGACTATCAACGATTGTTATAAAACTACAACAGAAGAAATTTAAGTTATGGTACAGTTAATAGACAAAGACGCTTTAGTAGCGGAGATAGAGAGGCTGAAAGCGGATGCCTTACAAAAGAAAAGTCAATGCAAAAGAAGCGGTTTAGAAAGGATGGTGCACAAAATAAGTGCTTACAATAAAATGCTTGCATTCATTTCCACCCTTGAAGTGAAAGAGGTGGACTTAGACTTCCAAAGGTTTGCAAAAGAAATGGATGCAATTTTCGCATTGCCATCTTCGGAAACAAAGAATACAGAAGAAGAACCGCTAAATTGGGAATATTCTATTGCTAAACATTTTTATTCACTTGGATTAGCACAGAAAGGAGAAAAGGTATGACAGACAAAGAACACAGAACTTACTATGTCTATAAGCACACGTTGCCTGATGGAAGATGCTATATTGGTGCTACTTATCGTGGTATTGATAGGTGGGGCAAAAACGGTAATGGCTATAGATTAGACAAAGTGTTTTATCCATTAATTAAACAATTTGGATGGAATAACATAATACATGAAATTCTATATTCAAATCTTACCCAAAAAGAAGCAAGAGAAAAAGAAAAAGCTCTTATAATAGAGGCACAAGAAAAAGGGATAGCTATAAATAAACAAAGAGGTGGTTATGATATTCTTAATAAAGAACTTCTTGTACAGATTGCTGGATTACGTAAATTTGGCTTGTCTTTTAGAGAGATTGGAGAACTTTATCAAATAGAAACATCCACCGCCTCTTTTGCTCTGTATAATAAAACTTATTTAAAGTATTATAGTGAAGAAGAGTTCTTTGATAAAGTAACATCGTTTGTTGAACAAAACCGAGGTAAGTATCATCGAGAAGATGGGAAGACTTTTAATACCAACGGAGTGCCGTCAAGAATAATTATTCAGAAAAACAAATCAGGTATTATTGTTGGAGAGTATGAGTCTATTACTGCGGCTGCACAAGCAAATGGAGTCTTACATACATCTATAGTAAATAATTTAAAAGGTCGTTCTAAATATTGTGGAGGGTATAAGTATGAGTACAAGTAAAGTTGAAAAAATCAGAGCCGAGATTAAAAGGAGATACAAGGAATGTAAAGGTGCGACTCCAGCAACGGAGTATCAAGAGCTACTAGCCTTCATCGACTCTATGCAAGAAGAGCCTATAAGCGAAAAGAAGTGCATATTCACCAAGGATAGCTATACTGATGAAGATAGGAAGGTTATTTGCAAGGACTGTAAAGAGAAGTGTGAGTACAGCAAGAAAGAAGAGCCTGTAAGCGAGGATTTGCCACACATACGCCATAGAGATACACTTGATGAGTTCGCTTATCAGTGTGCCTATGATTTGTCTAATGATTGGGCGAAAGAAACCCCTACATGGAATGATGTAGAAATGGCATGTAAGTTGGGTGCTAACTGGCAGAAAGAACATCTTTGGAAACCTGCCGATGGTGATGACCTGCCAGAGTATGACAGAGAGGTTATAGCACTACTTGACAATGGTAAGGTTGTATTTGCGCATAGACCAGACCCTAAAGGATGGGATGCAAAGAGTATCATCACCGAGAAAGTTGAACACTATACACCAGAGACCTATGATAAAGGCGGTTGGAATATTCCAGATGTTAAATATTGGCTCGATGTTGAGCTTCCAAAAGAAATAGAACTATGAAAGCAAATGAACTGACTGGAAAGATTCTGTTGTCTAACGGCTTTAATGTTACTGAGAATGATGTATATGAGTGTTTCTTACAAGCGGTAGAACCTCTTGATACTGGTGATACGGAAGTCTATTACAGACGACTATACATGTACTACAACTATCTGGAATGGCGATGGTCTGTGTGGTATCTTGGTGGGGAGGGTAAGCGTCATTTAGGCTACTGTCAGACTGTGGAACAACTGAATAAACTTCTTGAGAAGAACAATATTGATAAACAAATAGAACTATGAGTAAGGCGGAAGAATTTATAAAAGCAAAAACAAGGATTGGTAGCAATACAACTAAAGGGTGGCGTAGAAATGGTGTATCTATCCCTTTGTATAGTTTACCTTGGCTCACTCCCGACGAAGCAAGAAAGGCTGTGGAGATTGCGAGGGAAGATGTTATCGAAAAAGTCTGTGAGTTTCTTGAAAATGACCTTTGTTGCTACATAAAGGCACAGGATTTCGCTATAGAACATCAGAGATTAGAAAACGACTTAAAGCAAGCAATGAAAGATGAAACGTAGAATCTATAAAAAATGGCTTAAAAATCCTCTCAACAAAAGGTTGATATGGAAGTTTTGCAAGCCGTTCCCAAAGATACCGCCTGTCGCTTTCGTCGAAAAGCACGACCCTGCATGGGTCTTTGAGCAGCTTTCAAAACATACTGATATGCTGATGCAGCGGGAAATGGATAGGCTATGTATTCCTAAAGAACTACTACGACCTATCAATATAGGTGCAAGCGGCAATATAATAGCATTTTATGGAGCACCGCTGATAGAGAATCCAAATAGAGTATATATGATAAACATTACTGATGATAAAGAACCAAATAAAGATGAGTAAGGCAGAAGATAGAGCATTAGAAAAATATCCCAAAGAAACAAGGGATATTGGCGGAATTGTCATTGATATTGGGCATCCGCAATATATGCGTGACTTATATATCGAAGGCTACCACCAAGCAGAGAAAGACCTTGAACTAACTTGGAATGATATTGCCGACATATTAGATGTCACAGATGTTATTGCTAATGACGATTCTATGGAGGAACGCTTAAAAACTATGTCGGAAGAAGAGTTTTACAAGGAAGTGTTGAATAGGTTTAAAAAGGGGAAGGGTTAACGCTCTTCCCCTTTTTTGTTATGGCACCTTGGACAAACAACTAATGCTACAGCAGGAAACATACATCTTGATATCTCTCCTTGAAGATAAGCTGCTTCCTCGCTTTTTGGAGATACGCCATAGTAACTACTAATATGCTCAACAGCGTGTTTGATCTCGTGCATGATGGTATCAAACATTTCGTCTGCAGATGTAGTCTCGCTGGCGAATAATAAGGTGAATTGCCCTTCTGGAGAGGTAAACGCATAGCCGTTATTCTTCCTCGAAAGCACCATGCAGGCATGCCGTGCTTCATCATCAGGACAACCGCTTGCCATCAGCGCATGATACACGTCACCAAGATTCTTCTCCTTGATGTCGAAGTTGGCCATTATCCACCAATCCCTATCACCTATCCAAAATCCCGTCTGTATCATAGCATTCTCTCCCACATGATAGGTATTTCCTTCACGTCGCACTTTGCCCTAAAGCAAGCAAACACCATTTCTGGCTCTCCGTCAGGATCGCATAGTGTGTCTTTTACGTACAATGCTACATGAGCCTTGTCTGCCAACGAACTACCCAAGTAATCGGCCTTAGCCATGTTTGCCAAGTACCAGGCATCGTAGATACACTTTTCGCCTATCTTATTGCGGAAAGGCGCAATCATAGCCTCTACCTCTTCTATGGTGTATGGCGTGATACCTTTTGGCTTGCCTGTTTCTTCATCCTTGCGCTCCATCATGGATATAGCCCACTCTGCCATCTTCTTTGAGAAATGGCCTTTGTAGTGCTCCATATACTGAGCCTCTTCCTCTGTAATGATATATCTTACTTCCATACTACTGTTCCCTTTAATTTTTTAAAGGGCAGATATGTTACTACCTGCCCTCTCTTTGATTATCGTCCATAGCGGGAATGAGAAGAACCCATCCGCATACCGAACTCACTACCTTGCGACTGTTCCTGAGCATCTTCAAAGCCGTGCTTGTAACCCTCGCAGTAACCTTCCTCGTACTCGTCTTTCTTATAGTTACCACGATACTCACCTGCACCGGGACTGCCACCCATTCTGCGGAAACCGTGCTGCATCATCTTCTCGCGCATCTTGTCACGCATTTCGTCGCTACCGCTTTTGCTGTCTACAATAATATAACTCATAGCTTTGTTCCTTTCTTTTCTTTAAATGGATTTATGGAGTCTTGGGGGCAATCTTCTGCACCAATGCGTAGATGTCGGATAGCATCTTCTCCTGCTTGTCGGCACGCTCCTGCAAGTCCAGGATAGTCCTTGCCTGCTGCTTATTCTCAGCGTATTGAGGATTCAGGGCTTCCATCATCTTCTCACTCTCGCTGATCACCGACTTGTGGTACGGTATCTGCTCCAGAGCCTTTTTCGAGGTCTGCAGCATGGCATCTACGGCCTGCAGCATAGCCTCTCGGCTTCCGCTGAATGTAACGTTACCTCTTTGCGCTATCTCTACGTTGATTGGAATCTCGCTAAAGGTTTCATCCTTGCCGTTGATGGTAGCTATCACGTCGATAACTTGCTGTACCTGCATACCTTGCATGATGTTCGGAGTCTGCGTAGGGAACTTGGCCCTCGCCTGACTCTTCTGTTTCACTACACCGACTTCTAGTATCGGCTTCTCTCCTTGCCGGAGAATATAGAACGGACTGCCGTTCCCAAGACTATTAAAATCCATAATTGTTTACTTTTAATTGATTATTTACGCTGTTGCTTCCACTGCCTTTGATGTCAACTGCAAAATACCGTTGAATCTATCGTTGAATACCGTGATAACACCTGTACCGCCAATCAGATTGGCTACTGTTACGGGTGTTCCGTCAAGCAGAGTGAGGTTCCTTGTTGTGCCGTTCAGCGTCAGCGTCACGGGCAGTGTGCCAGTGGTTCCTGCGGGGATGGCAGTCGCAAGGCGAATCGTCAGATAGCCTACGGGCTGAATCCTGCGGAAACCAAGGGCAAGGTCTACACTCTCTGTTCCAACGGTAACATTTGTGACACTCAGGTACGGAATACCGCCTGCGTTGGTCGTAATATTCATGTTGTTTACCATATCCTTATCCTCCTACAACATTAAAATACGATACCATTGCCAAAGCCGTTACCATAGTAGCTGCCTGCATACGGAGTGTTGTTTACTGCCGTAAGATTAGGCCACTGCACGGGTACGGTGTTAGGCTGCTTGTCAGCAATCTCGGTCACCTTAGCTGCAAGTGGAGCAATTAGTGAGTTCACGTAGCCAGTGATCTGTGCTGTCTGCTGTGCGTTGTCAATCTGTCCGCGAAGCTGAGTGATGGTGTCGGCCTGTGAGTCAATCTTTGCCTGCATCTCACGCTCCTTCAAGGCACAGAACTGGTCGTTCATGGCTACGGTCTGAGCATTGATAGCATTCAGCAAGTTGTTGGCGTTGCGGTCTGCCTGACTGCCAAGCTGGTTGGTCTGGTTCAGAGTAGCAATCTGAGCCTGATAACCCTGCTCTGTTACGAGCAACTTGTTTTCGCAGCAACACTGCTGGAATCTAGCTGCAAGGTCACAGTTGCCTGCCTGGATAGAGTTGATAACCTGGAGTGTGCTCATGCCCTGCTGTGCAGCAAGTGTAGCAAGCGAGCTCTGAACATTCTGAACTGCTGAATTTACAGTAGCATAGTCCTGACCAAGCATGGTTGCAAGGTTCTGGATAGCACTGCGGCTTGCCTCGCCGTTAGCGTTGATAGCGTTCATTATCAACTCACGGCCTGAATCGTTGTTCAACTGGTTGCTGATAAAGCCTGCACCTGCGCCATTACCGAAACCGCCGCCAAAGCCGCCGTTGTTCCATCCGAAGATGGAAGCGATGATAGCCAGTCCGAACAGGTCAACGATACCGTTCATGCCGTTGCCGAAGCCGAAGCCTCCGTTACCCATGCCGCCAATGGGGATGGTGAATTGTGGCGTATTGCCCGAATTTTCGGGAATCTGATAAATATCTGCCATAGTTTTGTTTCTTTTTTTGATTTTGTAAAATTGTTAAAAGCTCTCGTTGTGTCGTTGCGCATTGACATCACAAAAATAATCATTGTTCTGCATGTCGCTATGCTATAGCGGCCACATACAGCATTCACTTTTAGAAGCCATTTAACAATCTTTGCCAAGCCTTCTTATTGCTCTTTCAATAGAGGCTTTGCTTGTGTGATATTCTTCGGCCAACATCTGTATCACTGCCCTGTATTTGATACCGCTTTTTCGCATATTCAAATACTCGTGATACATCTTCACAAACTTGTAATCATCCCGCTTGACGTCGTTTTCTGACATCAGTTTTAACAATTCACCACCGATTTTCAGCAATTCTACGACTTTCATACGTGCAAAAATTTTGTTACATCAAATATTTTTATTAACTTTGCACCCAGAACCACCGACATAAACATATAAGTCTACTCGTAGCAGTAAGGGTATCATCCCCCGACGTGCCGCGAGTAGGCTTAGTTTGTAGAAAGTTGGTGGTTCTTCTTTTTATGAAAGTCGGGGGATTTTTTATTTCCCCCGTCTCTTTATGTTTGCCCTACGGCATAACCTTTCGTATTAGCAAACTGTATCATTGTTGGCTCTTCTGTCAGGTATATCCTTACGTACCTGTACTTTGTCGAGCCATATATCCTTATTCTGAATTCTGGGCCTGCCCAAGGGGTAACACGAGCCTTTGGCCAAGGGCCTTCTGCGCTTTCCGCTTTTCTGATAACCATCCTGCCTTTGTCAGGAAGGGTAACTTCGAGATATGTATCACCTGTTAGGCACCATATTTCAGATACCCAAGCGTTTTCTTCCTCGCTCCAAGCTCCGTTGATGGTTGTTATCTCTCCGTTTCTCATTGCTTAACTGTTACTTTAAGGTTCTGCATGGCTATCTCTAGCATCTTTTCGCTTCTTGCATCGCCGTATGCTGATAGCAGAAGAAAAGCGAGATAATAGATAAACGATGTCTTGACTCTTGGGGGCAGGGGATAGTGCCTTTCCGTTACTGCAGGTTCGCCACTTGTAACGTCAAAGGCATGCTCTTCTGGGTCAACGTTGGCAACGTAAGTATATTCTGCTGACGTGCCGGTGGGCCACACTTCTATTTCACGTGTAGCCTTTTCAATCAGAACAGCCTGCGGACGGTCTGCTGTAGCGGTAGCACCATTTACATCATAAAGCTGCAAGTACTCGTCAGAGTCCTCTGCCAACAACACCTTAACGGCTCTGTGCCAACCAGTTACCCTTACTCTTGCTAATTTTACGAAATCAGCAGGCATAGTTAGCTTTCCGGCATTTGTTCCTGTTATCTCGGTAGGAACAAGTGTACCAGATTGTGGCATATCGACGAGTATTCCTGTGTTAACGAGTACTGTATGCCCTTCTTCTTCCGTTGTCTCATCAGAACCTCCCAAAAGGTCTGTTGGGGCATACAGACTAATCCATCTTATGGCATCGCCTATCTTGGACTTGATGATGTTGTTCATCAAACCTTCGTCGTCTGCCCCAAAGTCATACGCAGATACATCGGCGATACCAGCTACATTCAAAGCTTCTTCGTCGATGCACCAGCGTACAGCCTTTATGATGTCGTTAATTGTCATTACTCAGTCTTTTTCGTGTAACGGCTATCACCCCACTGCTCAATATCACCACCTTCACCAATACCGGCAGTGATAGCGGCACTAATTGCACTTGTGATAGCACCCTCTGTACCAAGGGCGGCAGTAATACGTGCATCAATAACTGAGGCAAGCTTTGTATTACCATCGTCTACCTGACTCAAAAGGTTCAATACTTCCTTTACTGACTCAATCTTGTCGTTTTCTACGACTGTATTCAGCAGGGCGTCATTGGCCTGCTCGTGTTTCTTGTCTGAAAACTTTCCCATAATCGTAATTATTTGTCGTTGTTCTTCTCTTTCAGATTGGGGAACTCAACACCCTTCTGAATAGCAATCTTAACAGCCTGCTTGCCACTCTTTACCACGATTCCCCAAGTGTTGAAAACATACTCGATGGCCTGTTCTGGAGAAGTAACCTCTTCAACCTGTTTATTCCGAGGTGCCTTGTTTGCTTTTTCCGTGGGATTATCCTCAATAGTACGCTCCAATACGATAACGCCCCTCTTGAAAAGGTCGCTATCTTCCAGCAAGTCCTGATAGAACTCGTTGCGAAGCATGCAGCGGGCTGGCATATTTGGCATAAACTGATTACCATCCTTAAAGGTGTACGTCACCTGCATCTTACCGTCATTTGCGGAAAGATTGAAGATGGCGCTGTTCTTCTTCTGATTAAGTTTGTATATCTTTGTTGCCATAATAATAATGGATTAAAAAAGAAGATAGACCGTACCCTGTTGCACGGTCTATCGCGTTTTTTTTGTTTAGACTGCACTGGTGTAGCCGGTGTACTCAACCCAAGCATTGGTAGAGTACTGCCATACTGTACCTGCCTTGTAGGTTACGTCGGGATCGTCGCCAGAGCCTTCGATGGTGTAGTCCTGTGTCAGAGCAACAATTGTTCCGTCAGCAGGATTGCTTGGAAGCTTGGCAGCAGAAACAACTGCGGTACGTGAAGCGGTGTCAGGCAGAGAGAAGATGATGTCGCTAGGACCTACGATGATGGAGTTGTAGCCGCGCAATGCGATACAGTCTGCCTCGTAGTGAATCTCGCGTTTTGCATCACGGATCTCGCCAGCGCCCTTAGACATGTCGTTGGTGAACTCCTTCTCGCCAATCTTCACATAGCGGGTAGCACCCTCCAGGTCAAGAACTACGCAAACCTCGTCCATACCGATAGCGTCGAGACCCTGGTCCCAAGTGAAGTCGGTTGTGCCGAAGGTAGTCTTGAGGCGCTTGAAGTCGATATCCAGCTCCTTAACGTCCTCCATCTTGATAATGCGCTTGTTGTCGCCCATGTCGAGGTTCAACAACCACTGCATGAAGGTAGAACCGCAGAAAGCGTAAGAGTGAGAACTCTGTGAGAAGGTGGTGTGCTGCAGCTTAGAGATGGCAATCAAATCGCCAACGGTGATATGGCCACGGTCAATGCTGAACGAGTTGGTTACCTGCCACAGAATACCCTTAGAACCGTAGGCATCCTCAACAGACTGGTCGCCGTTGATTACCTGAATACGGGTCTTGGCACCCATCCAATAGGTACGTTCTGCACGGAGGTTGTAGTTGCGGATGGCATTAGCCTTAACGTCGGCAACATGCCAAGGCATCTTCTTCTTAACCTTCTCGAAGTCGTTAGTCCAAACGATGTTCAACAGCTTCTTCTGAACGCTGAACTCTTCGTAACGAGGCTGATAGTTCTCAGGAGTAATCAGCAACTGGCTCTCGCCTGCGATAGAAGAACCTGCGCAGAGATAAGCGTTTGCAGGAAGACCCTTGTTTGAGCTTACTCCGTTACCGGCAAACTCACGAACCTCGTAGGTGTCACCAGCAGTAGCACCGTTCTTCAATTTACCGTTGATAGGAACAACGAGCACATAGCTAGAAGTCACGTCAACGACAAACAGCTCCAGGCAACCCTCTACGGTAGTACCATCCTCTGCGTAACCGTCAATGAACGGACAGAAAACAGTAGTGCCCTTGTAGAAAGCTTTCAGCGAACCGTTGAAGTTTGATGTGGTCAGCTTCAAGCTACCATCTTCCTCCTGTGTGATTGCAGAAGTGGTACGGCCATCCAAGGTGTCACCACCGATACGGGCGTGCTTTACCGTCCAGTTCTGAAGGTTGACTTTGCGTGCGACACGACGCGCAATGGAGAGAAGCGGAGTACGCCACGGCTGAAACTGGGTAATCCCCTGATCCCACTCGTCGTCGATGTTGTCTTCTTTACGCTGCTGGGTAGAACTCAGCTGAGAACCGTTCAAGGTCTCACCGGCAGCACCATCGCCAGGAATGTGCAGGTCGTTATTGGCTGGGTTGGCAGGCTCGTTGGCAGCAGCTTCGGCGGCTGTTGCGGGCAGAGCGCCCTCGTCACCAATTGGGGCATCATTAACTACGGTAGCGTCTGCCATAGCACCGCCACCACTAACTACGGCAAGGACAAACAGCACAAAGCTGAGGACTCGCCAAATGTTCACGTTCTTAATTTTCTTCATCTTGTTAGGATTTTTATATGGTTTCGAATCAATATCCGTATTTCTTCATTTCGTCGAAGTCCATAGACATGCTCTTTTTCTTGGGCTTCGGTGTAACGGCCTGGCCTTGTCCCTGACTGAATGAGGGCGGAACCTGTCTCTCGTCAAAGGTCTTTACCTTGTTGGCATGTTTCTCGTTACGGGCTCGCATAGCTGCTTCCTCACGGGCATTGGCAATGTCCTGCTCATAGTTCATGGCATGCATGATAGCAGTCCATACGTCCTTGCTGACTTCACCACGCCAAGCGGGCAACCACACCTCATCCCAGAAGTATTCAAACATGCGGTTCTTCTGCTCATCACTAAGACCAAACTCTTTCTGAACGGCATCCAACTGCTCTACACTACGGGCAATGGCTTCATCCTTGGCGGCTTCGGCAGCTTCGCCGGCAGCCTGCCCCTTTTCCCACTCTGAGAAAGCGTCGGTGACCTTCTGCAATACATCTGGGTCATCAAGTGCGGCTTTGATATCAATGCCGTTCTTGGCCATCCATACCAACGGGTTCTCTTCCTCATCCTGCAACATGGCACCAATCCAACGGTGCTTGTTAAGGATGTTTGTCAACTGCTTACCGCTGTTTCTGAGATTTCTCAGCTCCTCACGGTCTCTGCCCATACGCTCATAGCGGGCTTCCTTGTCCTCAAAATCTACGTCAGGGTTATCTTCCTTCCACATCGAGGCGTACTTGTCTCGGTTGGGACGTACAGGAACCTCTTGTACCTGCTCGGCCTCCACTGCTGGCTGGCCGTTCACGTCTACTTCCGTTTTCTTCTTGATTTCTGCCATAAAATTTCGAAATTTTTTCACGGCAAATATATAAGATGTATCAAAAGTCTTTTCCGATTCCGAAATTGCGCCCCTAGCTTATATCGGACACGGAATAAAAAGAGTGGTTTTCGCATATTTTTGCGGCATAAAATACAGAAAACGAATGGCTAAGATAAGAGCTTTATCATCAGTAATGCCTGTAGGGTCTGTGAACGACTCTGTACGCAACCGCAAGCGTAACAGTAGCGTAAGCAACATCCCTTTTCATCGTCGCCGTAGACAAGACTTAGACCTTATAGCAAGATGCAATCAGGCTTGGAACAACCTAGAAGACGTCCGACTGGTGCGTGATCGTATTCGTCGCTACACCTACGAAGACCAGTGGGGTGATGTTATTGAGTATCGTCACGGAACGATTACTGAACGCAAATACATTCAGTCGAAGGGTAACGTTCCTTTGCAGAACAACATCATGATTTCCATTCTCAACTCTGTAGTGGGCTTGTATGCTAAGCAGAGTGGGGAGCCTAACTGCTTTGCCGTCAAGCATGATGGGCAATGGTTATCCGATATGATGACTGCCACCATGCAAACGTCGTGGCAGAAAACATACATGCACGACGCTCTCAAAACGGCTTTTGAGGACTTTATCATTGGCGGTGTAGCTGTCTCACGCGAGACTTACGAAGAGCGAAACGGACGCTACGACACTTGGACGGACTTCATCAATCCGAACTATGCTTTCTGGATAGGTGGCACAGATGTCCGCATGACTGACTTGCAGATGGTCGGTGTGCTGCATGATGTTGCTCCTGGTCAGTTATACCGTAAGTTCTGCAATAGCCAGTATGGTTGGACGGTAGACGAAATCAACAAGATATTCGAAATTGACAGCACAGACAACCATCGCTACTTCCGTTCTACAGGGTTACAACAGAACGAGCGCGACCGTCTAGAACAAATCAGCTTTGATACACCATCGGACAACTCAAAGTGCCGACTTATCGAGGTTTGGACGAAAGAGACCAAGACTCGTTACCAGTGTTACGACCCGCTGGCAGAGAATGGTGACGAGGTGGAATACCGTATTGAGCTGAATGACAAATGGCGCATTGACCGGGAGAACCAGCTTCGCATACAGCAGTATTTGCAGGTTGGTATTCCAGAAGATGAATGGGCACTGATAGAAACTGAGAAGATAGAGGATGAATACTGGTACTACACCTTTATGGCTCCTGATGGTACGGTTATCGCCGAGGGCGAAAATCCCTACGAGACGAAAGACCATCCGTTTACCATCCGTCTCTATCCTTACGTCAACTCCGAGGTGCACCCGTTCATGGGCAACATCATCGACCAGCAGCGCTACATCAACCGTCTTATCATCATGCACGACATGGCGGCACGCTCAGCAGCTAAGGGTCTGACTATTTTCCCAATAGAGAACATCCCCGATGGCTATACCAAGCAGGATATAGCAGACGAAATGACTGAGTACGACGGTATTCTGTTCTTTGAGACCAACCGCATGAATCCGAACCTACGCCCGGAGATTATTTCTTCTGGTGCCGTACAGCTTGGTACACAGGATCTCTTGCAAATGCAGCTTAACCTTTCCCGTGAGATTACCAATGTATCGGGAGCACTACAAGGCAAGACGCCTTCTGCTGGTACTTCGGCTGCTCGTTACGCACAAGAGACACAGAACGCTACCACATCGCTTGAATCACTCATGCAGGGCTTCACTTCGTTTACCGAGCAGATTGCCCGCAAGAAGTGTATGTTCATCAAGCAGTTCTATCGCAATGGTCGTATGGTCTACAACTCCATGCGTCAGCTTATCGACTACGACAACCTCTCTTGTCGTGATGTGGACTTTGAAATCAGCATCAAGGAAGCAGCAGCAACAGCAGCCTATCAGACCTATGTCAACGATCAGGCCATGCAACTTCTCCAGCTTGGTATCATCGACGGAGAAACATACCTCAACATCTGTAACCTGCCATTCAAGGACGATGCTCTTGCAGCAATTGAACAGCGCAAGGCTCAACAGCTTGCCATGCAGCAACAGATGGAACAGCAGCTTGCCGCCAATCCTGCTAACCAGCAACAGGTCGCTAACGCACAACAAATGCTGCAGGCAGCATAACCGTAAATTCCAACAGCATGACTATCACAATAGCAACAGTTATATCGGCAATTAAGCGCCATCTCTCCATAATCGGAAAGCGGCTCTACACCAAAGACGGAAAGAATATGTTTTCGGACATCACCCTTTCCTCAGCAGAAGATACGCCCATCCTTACGCAGTACATCAACGCTTCGGTGCAGAATGTTGAGGCGATGTTGAAGCAGTTTATCACAGCTTCTTCCTATTCTGCATCGGCCATTAACGTAACGATTACTAATACTCGTGGCGACAGCGATTTCCAAAACCGCGTGGCCGACTTGATAGACTCTTATGTCAGGCTTAACTCCATTGGGGAATATCTCTCTATGGTACACCCTGACCTTGCCAAGAAGTATCAGGACGATGCTTTGCAGCGTATGGAGGCACTTGTGGAGTATGTGGTCTACAAGAAACCACCCACAGCACCTACTTATCAATATCCTTCCGAACTGACAGTTTCGGAAAATGCCGTAGATATAGGGGTCGGGGAGGAATATGACGTGAAGTATAGCATTTCCGAGGGTGCTATTGATGATATTGAAATAGCTGTTGAAGATGCTACGCTCATTGATGCTATGCGTACTGTGGCTGGGTTTGTCATTAAAGGCAAGCTGTTAGGGCACACTCCTGTTAAGTTGTTCTCTCGCCACAACAAAGAGGTTTCAGCAACCATTCAAGTTTACGTTACAGACCAATCTTAGAAACTATGGATAATACAATACTATTAACGCTCTACAAGCCACAGATTCTTGAATCGGTCAAGAACGAGACATATAAGAGTGGCCGCTTTGAAAAGGCAGCAGACGCCAAGGCTATATCTACAGCTTATGAGATACAGGCAGGAAATGAAGAATACCAAGAGCGTCTTTTAGAGCGCTCTTTCAGTACAAGTCTGGAAGAGTTGAAAACGAACCTTTCCGATTACCTGCAGGATAGCGGAGGCTCTACTGGTGACAACATCTATTCCTCGAAGAGTGAAAGCAATGTCATAATCTCTCTCGTTGTCGGCAACAGATTTAACAAAAGCTATACGGATTCTCTGGCAAAGCTTTGTGCCAAATATGTTGAGGAAGTAATGCTTGTGGATTGGTGGCGACCCATCAACGAGAAGAAATCATCCCTTTACGCTCAATTCGTAGAACGTGACCTTACCGCTATAAAACGATGCTTCAACAAAACTGCTCCCGTAGCACCTTCCTACAAATATCCCACTACGCTCAATGTCGTTGGCTCCGTAATAGCTATAGGTGTTGGCGAAGAGCGTACCGTCACTTACTCAATATCGGATGGCGCTATCGACGATATTAACATTCGTGTTCAAGATCCTAATGTGTGTGGTGTCGGTTCTTCAAATGAGGGCGCTACAGTCATTGGAAAGAACTTCGGAGAAACTTACATTCAGCTCTATTCTCGTCACAACGAGGAACTGTCTAAGACCATTCAGGTTCGCGTAGTTTAGTTCCTATAATATAAATAAGGTGTATGGATATACTTCACAACAAAGAACAAGGAGGCTACAGACCCGTTCCGTTGAAAGGGATGCGCCCACCTCTTCCAGATGATAACTGGCCTTATCACAATCACCCGTCAACACCACACGACCCTCAGTATGGCATCAAAGACCCCAAGTCAGAACGCCATATCTTCATCAGTCGTGATGCCGTCATGTTTGCGGTAGACACGCAGATACAGATGATAGCAGAGTCACGTCGAAAAGACGATGGCCGTGATGATGACCGTCTTACCAATGCCACTACCAAGTATCAGCAGATGTTCTATAGTTGGTTCGATACGCATGTGGGAAAGGCAAAGAATAAGATGCAGGCATTTGTGTTGGAAAAGTCAAAGGCTACCAACATGAACACCATAAAAGATAAGGAAGAGATAGACATCGAACTGTTAATGCCAGAATGGTGGGACGATACCATCTTTGACCAGCTTACCTCAGCGGTTAACGATTATGTCGTTAATGCCATCCTGCAGGAGTACTTCACCGTCACGCTGACATCTAAAGACCCCGTGACAGTCGATAAGGCAACGCTCGCCATCGATGCTCTTAACGACATTTGCAAGCTGGCAAATGCCAACAAGCCTGGAACAATCCGTAAACACCTTAGCCCATTTTGATTGCATGGTCTGTGATAAGATATGAATATTAGGTACGTTAAGATATTAGTGTTTTTTATGTTGGTGGGGTCGTATTTCTTTTTACCGAAGTACGGCTTCACTTCTTTTGACGGTTCTTTTTCTGGATACGACATAGCAAACCACTTCCTATATCCATTCTCGCATGCCAACATCTGGCACCTCTTGGCAAACATGCTGTGTCTTTTCATGATTCGTTGCAAGATGCACCTCATAGCAACCTATCTGATTGCCGTGCTGTGCTCATTCCTGCCATCATTCTCTATATACGACTGCGTTATGCAATGTGGTTTTGCTGCTTTGTCTGAACCTACATATGGCTTTAGTGGCATCCTCTTCGCTATGGTCGGTATCTCTTGGGGTAAGATACATCGTCTTAGGGACATGGTTGCCCGAAACAAGTGGTTCCTTATCATTCCCGCTTTCCTACCTCACGTCAACTTCCTCATTCATATATACTGCCTCTTTGCAGGCTACCTATACGGAACATTATGCGCCAAGAAATCCGAGAACTCGTAAACGAGAACCACAACCGCCGCCAGCTTATCTACGGCCCATATGACCAACTCACGGGTATAGGCTGCTACGGTTTTGCAGAAGGTCTTCGCAAGCGCGTAGTCATTCCAGACTGCATGATACCAGAAATGTTTGTCATGAAGGAAACCTTAGAGACTGGTATCTTCCATGAGGTGTTGCGCTTCGGCACTATTCGCAGGTTTATTGAAGAGGGCTGTCACAGAGACTATGATGCTGACTACCATCAGGACGTAGAAGAGGCATTGTTCCAAGCTCGTTGTGCTGACGATCCGGAGTTTGCATTTATCATTACTGACAAGATTGTGGATAAGGTGTCTGGCAAGATGATACCTTTCACCCTTCGCTATGCCCAGCGAGTACTCTTGAAGGTGTTTGAAGAGCGCAGACGTGCTGGTAAGGCTATCCTTGTTGTATTGTTGAAGGCTCGTCAGTGGGGTGGTTCTACGCTTACACAGATGTATATGAAGTGGATGCAGGGCTATCGCCACCCGAATGGATGGAACGCCGCTATCGTCACGCAGGCAGACTCTACCTCTAAGAAGATTAAGGCTATGTACCGCAAATCTTTGGAGGTTCAGCCCGGATGGACGATTGGTATGCCTGGTGCCAAACTGGAAATGACACGCTACGAGAACTCTGACTCTGACTTTCAGATATCCGATGGAAAATTCCTTGTCCGTTCTTCCATTCTCTCTATTGCATCGTTCAACTCCTTTGAGAAGTGTCGTGGTGACAACTACAAGCTGGCACACTTCTCTGAGGTGGCATCGTGGAAGAAGACTCCCGAACACGACCCTGACGAGGTGCGCGCCAATATCCAAGGTGGTTTCTTAAATCTGCCCGACGAGATGGCGGTCTATGAGTCTACGGGTAAGGGTAACTCTGGCTTCTTCTACGACTTGTGTCAGGACGCTATGGCCGAAAACTCCACCTCTGCCTACTCCTTTGTGTTCATTCCTTTCTTCCTCATTGAGCAGGACATGAAACCCATGTGGCACAATGGCTTTACAGAGAAGGAGGAAGAAGAGTTTGCAGAATGGCTGTGGGCTAACCGCAACAAGGACAGTGAGGTGCCTGGATTCCGTGAGTCGGGCAAGTTTTTCTGGAAGATATGGAAGATGGGCGCTTGCTTTGAGGCTATCAACTGGTATCGCTATAAGCGTAACGAGCACAAGACGCATGGTTATATGGCTTCTGAGGCTCCCATCGACCCCGTTGAGGCTTTCCGTAATTCTGGTAACGCAGTCTTTGACCCATACTCCATCGACGACCTCAAAGACGACTGTCAGGCACCAAAGAAGCCGATGTACTATGCCGATGTGGTACTTAAACCCTTCGAGAAACGTTCTCGTGCTGTCTATCTGGATGCAAAGGTTGTTGTTCGCGAGGACAACCAAGGCGAGTTAAAGGTTTGGTCTGCCCCCAACAACCACATCTTCAAGGTCAAGAACCGCTACCTTGTCTCAGTCGATATTGGTGGTGCTTCCGACAAGGCTGACTATACGGTAATGACTGTCATTGACCAGATGGGATTGTGTAAGGAGGTCAAAGGCCGTCCCCGTGTGGTAGCCCGTTGGCGAGGCCATGTCCGTCACGATATTCTTGCATGGAAAGCTGCTGCCTTGGCTCACTACTACGACGATGCTCTGCTGATTATCGAGAGTAACACGGCAGACCGAGAGAAAGATACCAATACCGAGGGCGACCACTTCGGAACCATCATCAACGAGATTTCTAAGTTCTACCCCAATCTCTATCAGCGCAACAAGACTCCCGAAAGCGTGCAAGAGGGTATCGAACCCATCTACGGTTTCCAGACCAACGTCAAGACCAAGCAGTGGATAATAGACAACCTTATTGCTTGCGTTGACGATAAGCTGTGGGAAGAACCAGACGAGCAGATGTATATGGAGTTGGGATGGTATGAGCGCGACCCCGATACAGGCAAGATGGGCAACCAGCCAGGCTCTAACCGTCACGACGACGTGCTCATGTCTACTGCCATTGGTCTCTATGTAGCCTACAACAACGACATCTACCGTCCTTCATGGCGCACAGAAGCACCCAAGGAGAAGAAACAACGCATTCACACAGAAGCAGAAATATAAAAAAGACAATAGCTATGAACGAAAAGCAGCAACAACTAACATTCGACAAAGGAATAACCAATGTTCCCTCCGATGCTCTGTGCTCTGACAACACTTTGCAGGAATGTGTCGGCATGGTGTATGACAATGGAGAGCACAGGCCGATACAGAAGCCGTCAGTAAAGGCGACGGATTGCGAAGGTGTTGTCATGTTCATTCACAACCCCAACAGCAGCACAGAGAACTATATCTATGTTGAGGCCGACAACGATCTGGCATGGGGACAGAGGAACACAGATGGGAAAATCGAATTAATGGGGACCCTGGAGTCTGGCATCAACAAGGACGAGACACAGATAACTGCTATCGGCAAGACGCTCATCGTCAACAAACCGTCAGGACTGACCTATTACAGCTGGAAGGGAGAAGGCTACAGCCAGCTTGCTTCTGCCATTCCTGACATTGATATTGACTTTCGACTGATTATACCCGACGGGGGAGGACTCCATACCGAAGAAACGGGGGATGTATCCGAATTCTTTAACGGGCCATATAGAGATGTTGTCGTCCAGCAAGAAGCCTGGAATGATACTGTTATAGGAACGTACCATGAATGCAAGAATTACATTGCCAAGGAGAAGAAAGGTTTTGTAGGCCCGTTTTTTATAAGAGCTGCCGTTAAGATGTACGATGGTTCCTATGTGAAACTGACGCCACCTATCCTTATTGTTCCGTCAGTGCAGGATAATCACTCTGGGTATTTCTATAATGGTGATGGACATTTTAAGATGACAATGTTCTATAGGGCATTGCAGTATAAGATAAACACGGACTATTCAGACTATAGAGACTTGGTGACAAGTGTCGTAGTGTTTGTCAGTGACCAGGTAGAGACACACAACACGACTCAGTCTGAATACGGGTCACCGTATTCTATGACGCGAGTCACTGAAGCCAACAACGTAGAACATGTATGTATCAGAAAAGCCGATAACGGAGGATATAGCGCTCGTTACAGTGATATTGTACAATGTGGTGATAATTCTCAAGAAAGCAGTCAAGATTGGATATATAGAGCATGGGGATTCCGCGTCTTGAACAGAAGATCGGAAAACGACATCAACAAGGACCTGCAAGAGATAAGCATCTTCTATAAGCTTTTCGAAACTGAAGATATTTTCACTAATCTTACAATTTGGAATGATGCCAGCTCTGATATCAGAGACGGTGTCATGGGGAATATCAGGACACAAGAGCAACTACCAGACGAGTACTATGGTCACACAGAACGCTCTGGCTCTTATGCCTATGTGTATAACTCACGCCTCAATCTGGCAAACGTTCAGCGTACCTTCTTTAAAGGGTTTAGAAAGTTGATGCCTTACGATTGGTATCTTAACAATACAGATACAAATGCTATTACAAAATACTACGAAATATATGTTGACATAGAAACAGATGGAGGCGACATAACAGTAAAAGACTCATTTACCAGTTCAGAACGCTTCGGTTTATGGTTCTACTATCCAGACCCAAGAGCAAAGCGAGTAAGGATATTCCAAAGAGCAATAGATGGTGGCCCTCTTATGCTTTTCCTGGACGAAAACCTAAAGGAGCATACTGGTCTAAATGGCGCATACTACTTTGATGGTTTGCCGTTTGAGAGCGAATTTAATAAACTTCTTGAATTAGCAGATATTCCAACAGAAAGCACAGAACTTACGGAGACGCTGAACAATACCATTATCACTTCAGAGGTTAACAACCCGTATATCTTCAATGCCAGCGGCTATAACCAGGCAGGTGACGGAACGATATTCGCTGTAATAGCCAATACGAAAGCACTCTCACAGGGACAGTTCGGCCAGTACCCGCTGATGATATTCACAGATAAGGGTATATGGGCTATGGAGCTGAACAATACAGGACTCTTCGTATCTTCGACACCAGCATCCAGGGAGGTGTGCAACAATGCTGCTTCCATCGTGCAGACGGACGGTGCCATCTTCTTCTCGTCAGAGAAAGGACTGATGGTTATGGTCGGCTCTGATGTGAAGTGTGTCTCTGAGCAGATGGGTGGCGACTTCAAAGACTTCCTCAAGCATGCAAAGATAGCCTACGACTACCGAGACAGCTTGTTATGGATCATGGGTCCTGCTGACAGCTATGCATATATCTATGCCATCAAGAACGGCACCTTCCACAAGACTGACCTGCTGACAGTGGCAGGCCCGTTAGAGGATGATGTCCCTGTAAATGTTGTCAACAAATATCCCGACATGCTGATACAGGTAGACGATACGATATACTCTCTTCTGGAAAAGCCCTTGGAACATGACGATGACAACACATACCACGGCACGATTGTTACCCGCCCCATCAAGCTGGAGAATGGTCTTGCATTAAAGAGCATTATGCAGATAAGACACGTTTTGCAGTTCTCTCCATACACGGTGACAGAGACCCACGAAGAGGAAGAGGTGGAGGTAACACAACGTGGAACTATGACACTCCGCATATTTGCCTCAAACAACCTCGACCCAGACCCAGACACATGGGTAGAACTTCACTCTCTGCGTGGCACCCCGTGGAAGTATTATAAGTTCCGCTACGACTTCGCAGACATGAAGGCTACGGATAGGTTTGCTGGCACAATGCTTATCACACAGGAAAGAAGAAGTAATAAGTTGCGATAAATGTTAATTGTTATTAGTGTATTCATAGTTTGATAGTTTTAGGTTAGTAGTATTCTTTTTTGAAAATGGAAACGACCCGTCCGTGATGGATAGGTCGTTTCACTCTTTAGTCATCTTCTGACCGCTTTAATGGTAAAGGTTCCTGTACTATTTCTTCGTAGGGCACATAAGTGCCGTTATCGGGTAGCGAGACCCTGGAGCGCACCAACGCCTGCAGATCGTCGCGGTCTTTCTGTCTGTTGATGTTGATATTGATGTTCGTGTTCTTCTCAATACCCAACTTCACGGCCTCCATATACAGCTTCACCCACTGAACGGGAGCACCTTCTTTTATCAGCTTCATCGTCTCTTCAAACTGCTGGAAGTTGTTCTCCGTCCAGTTGGCCATCATGCCCTGCACAGTATCGGCAAGCTTGACTACTGCACCCCTGTTCCTTCTGACATCTTTTCCAACATCCATTTCATTTTCTCCTTTCTCTCTTTTCTTTCTTTAGTCCGCTTGCGGTTATTCTCACGGGTGTTAACGTATGAGGGTAGTTTTTCGTCTCTTACCTTGCCGTCTTCATCAAATACACCGTTACGGATAAAACCTCTTATAATACTTGCTCTTACGGGGCTGATAAAGAACTTTGGAGCTGGTTGCATAACGGCAAACTTCATGATGTAACTAAGGCTCTTGCCTATAAATTCCCGCTTTTCAGATAACTCTTGCACCACCTTGAATAGCGAGTAGTACATTTCGCGACGTAGTGGCATCATCAAATCTATCCTTCTAAAGTTCCCCCTTATCATCGCAGCAATATTCTGGCTGGCTTGCCTTGGTGTGACATAGTAACGTGGCGCAGGTTCGTTGACCATGCGCTCGTAAGCCTGATGCTGCGACCAGCACTCGCCACATACGCGCTTATAAGCAGCGATGAGGTCTTGATGCATCTGTTTCGATATGTCATAGTTTACTTTGCTCATGCCTGCAAATTTACGGAAAATCTTCCGTTTATGAAGATTTTTCGCTTCCATGCTATTAATGATTGCCAATGATTATCAAAGATTATAATCCGTTTCCGACTTTCTTTCATTGTGTAGTTTCGGAATCGGAATAAACAATGTGGCGAAATCATATATTTGCGTGCAATAAAACGTTTTATTTATGCCTACATTTAAAGAAGATTTACACTTGGGCCATAAGGTTCCTTTGGTTGAAACCGACGATATTAGCGATAAGGCGATAACGTCAAAAAAGATGGCCGACAATAGCGTGATATGGGACAAGCTAGGTAATGACGTAAAGACTCGCATTAACGCTATGTCTTCTGTCAACTTAAGCATTTCTCCTAATGTCATTATGAAAGATTTGCAGAGCGAGGTGTATGTTGAGGCCCTAGCATACTATGACAATGACGAAATCCGCATCAAACGCAACGGTATAGACATTGCCGTGGGTAGCGAAAAGACCCTTGCTATTACAGATACTATCACGCCAACAGGAACGGAAGACATAGTATATACTGCAGAGTTTATTAAGGGCGACGATGTAAAGGCCGTTGACAAGACATTGCCAGTGGCACAGCCTATATACTACGGTGCGGGCCAAACCATCGAAGATGCCACAAACGTAGCTCCTCCCAGAACGTCAGTAAATGGCGAATACCACATAGCCGTTACTGCAGACGGAAGCTATCTATTCTTTATCGTGCCTAACAGCATGACTATTAATCGCGTTACAATGAACTCTTTTGAAGTTGGCTTTGATGAACCTACAACGGAAATCATTCACGGGTATCCATATAAGGTCTACAAGAGCAGTGACGCATACAATCAATTTGACGAAATCCTAATAGTATCATAAGATATGACAGAAAAAGTATCGCATATCCCCACAAGAATAAAGAACGCTAAGGTTGGCGGTCATGTATGTGGAGCCACCGATATAGATGCTGGAGGTGGGAAAAACCAGTCAGAGGTTAACGGCGACCTTCAAGACCAGATCAACGAGATTGTAGGTAGTAGTGCCACTGTCAATCTTGCAGCATCTCCCTCGTTGATACTTGTAGGCAATGAGCCTGTTGAAATATCACTGTCTGCTACAGCCAGCAAGAGTGCTTTAAGTATTGTCATCGGGAAGGGAACGCAAATCATTGCCAGTGGCAGTGGTACCAGCCTAAGTGGTACAGATACCATCACTCCTACTGAAGCAGGTGATATTCAGTATGGTTCCCAGTTTATCATAGCTGGGGTTACTAAAACAAAAAGTTGTATTGTGACAGCAGTATATCCTATCAGAACTGGCTCAGGTGCAGCGTATGTAGATGGTACTCCGCTGACTACTCCAAAGACCAGTCCTGCTGGCACCTACAATATCACCGTTGCCAATGATGGCGACTATGTGTACTTCAACGTGCCAGCAACCATGACCATTCACGGTGCTACCATGAGTGGCTTCACATTCCCTCTTGAAGAGCCTCAGAGTGTTACTATAGGTGGTGTTGCTTATAAGTCTTATAGATCAAGCAACACTTATGATGCAGGAACATTAACAATAGTAATTTCTTAAATTAACAGAGATATGGAAAAAACAATTAAAATTGGTGGAGAGCTTGAATCAGTTGCTACTGGTGGTATTGTAGCAGCAGCATCCGCTATCAAGGATAAGGCAAAAGGCAAGTTCCAGGGTGAGATTAATGCTGAAGTAGATGCTTCTTTGGAAGATAGATACACTAAAGAGGAAACCTACAGCAAGCAAGAGCTTAACAGTCTGATCACGACTCCAAGTACCAACTATGAAGCCGTTGAGGCTACAGAGGAAACAACTGATGTTACTGACGTGCTTCCTGCCACTGGTGAGGCTGACACTATCTACCGCGTGGGCTCTTGGGATGGTAGTCAGTACGACGCCACCAGCTACAGCGAATATGCCTGGAAAGGTAATGCTTACGTTCATCTGTCTACTAAGCCGCAGATAGGCGAGGTATTTGATATTTCTGCCTATCGTGCTACTGGTGGTACACTGGCAAAGTATGCTGACCTTGCAGCAGCTCTTGACGGTGGCAACAATGTTCCTTCTGGTCTTCGTAAGGGTGGTATGTCAGTCAAGTTTGTACAGAGTTCTGACAATAAGTATGTGCAGTATATGCTGGTCGCTAATCAGTGGAGTAACAATATCAGTGATTGGCAAAAAATTAATGATGTTGTGTCCTGCTACAAAGAAGTAAATTTCCACAGCAACCAATCAATGTATAATTGGTTCAAAACTAATATTATTGGCATATACTTTAGCCCAGACAGGTCAAAGACGTTAGTTGATGGCGTAGAATATATATGCTCATACATCGGTATCAATAATAGTTATGGGAATAATGCTTTGGGAATTAATTTGAAGTGTGTAGATACCGAAAATACAGAAGTGTTCCATGTAGCATTCTATTTACCAAATAGTAACAACCTACAGCCACATTCTACATATCAATTGCTTCCGTATGGTGCTGGGCATCCAGAACAGTATGGCGATGTTTATATTAGAACGGCAGATAATTTTACATGGACAACTGATTCTGCTTTAATCTCACATCCGTTTGATTTCGTCAACTTTGGTATAGGGAAAGATGTCATTCCTTTCATCAATTCAGCGATAACTCCAATCTATACCCAAATAGAAGAAAATAGTCAAGCTATTAGCCAAGTGATAGAGAATAATCCTAAAACGTATGTGATAGTTAATATTCCATCAGGTTTTACAAGAGAGATAATTAAACTTATACAAGAGATATATGTAGAAACAGACCTTGACTTGGAGGGCTATAAGCTAATAGTGAAATATATAGCTTTGAACAGCAGCAGTTTCGGAGGTAATAATTTCTATGCAATACAACTTGCTGCTCTTAACCCAACAACAGGAACGACTATGTATGAGAGTAGTTTTATAGGGCGTGGTAGCAGTTGGAAAGCAGGCGTGTTATATCAGCTGTACAATTATGGTGCATCTGGTGTGCTAAACAATAGGGCACGTGTGTATATAAGAACTTCTTTAAATTTTTCTTGGCCTTCAGAAACTTATTTTGGTGGTGGCACTAATTATCCGCTTGAATTGACAGCAAACGGTTATGGGAAAAATGTTATTCCATATATTATGCTATCTCAGCAGCAGACATATAGAATAATAGATGCAACTGATATAGACTTGAATATTCTGAATTTAATAAAAGACTTTTTCATCGTTGGAGATCTAAGTATTCCAGATGATAAAAAAGTTGTCATAACTTACATTGGATTTAATTCTAATAATTTAGGTGGAGAGGGAAAATTCGGAGTTCAAGTAGCATTGCTTGATATGTACGCCCAATATTCTGAACAGACAAATATTGAGTGGGATGCTTCTACGTACAATTCAGATACACTATACAAAGGAACTATTACATCTGGTGGTAATAGTATCTTTGGCAATTGTTCTTTCTTTATTAGGACTGCTTCGAACTTCTCTTGGACTTCAAGTGTCGTTTTGAAAAATAATAATCCGACATTAGAGTTACTACCTGCATGTTATGGTGAAAATATAATGCCATTCATTATTTCTTCGGAAAATAGAACTCCTGTATTAACTGTTGGAAAGAGTTCTGATTTCGATTTCCAATCTGTTACCGAAGCAGTTGCTGCTGCAAATGACGGTGATACCATAATTGTATATCCAGGTATTTATAGTAATGAAGTAATAGTTGCAAAGAATAAGACTGTGTATATTATTGGTATCGACAGAGACTCTTGTATTATAAAGAATAATTACGGTGAGTATTATAGACCTCCTATGGAAATGGCAAGTGGCTTACTTCGAAACTTGACTATAATTCAAGAGAAAGATACATTAGACCAATATGGACTCGGTGCTTACGCTGTTCATCTTGATTTCAATTATATGAAAGATAAGACTATTAGAATAGAAAATTGCACACTTCAATCTAATTCTCCTTTGGCAGGAGCAATAGGAGTCGGATTGAGAGGTGGCTGCACACTTACCTTAAAGGGATGTCATTTAATTTCTGGCACAAGTAATAGGGCAATTGTAGTGCATGACAATAATAATAGTGAAGAGTATGATGGTTTACAGTGTTTCCATGCAGAAGATACTATATTTGAAACTGTATCAAGTGAACAAGTTGCAGTTCACATTCAAGGACAGGGTAATCCAAATAGAACATTTGAGGATAGCCAGTTCTATATAAGGTTTAATACATGCACTATTTATGGTACATTACTGTTCAACAACTACTATAATGATGCTGTTGTGACAGCAGATGATTTTGAGGGTGTACAGAACCTGCGCTTAGATAAACTGTCATATGGAAATAACAAGTCAGAACTTAATGCTTTGTAACTAACATAGTTATTGTAATAAGTAGGTACAAAAAAAGAAACAGGTATGAACAAAGTAATAATATTCTTTCTCCTTGCTGTTGGCATAGCCATAGCAGGATGGATGGCATACCCGAAGTTCAAGGAACTATTTGAGATTCTGATAGGTTAAATCATATATATAGTTTTAGGTTTTTAGTTATCGGTAGAGCCGGCTTGCAGAGATTGCAAACTGGCTCTTTTTATAGCAATTATCCCGCCAAGTAGCAACACCTGACGGGACAATTTCAAGAGATTCGTAAAATGGATTATTCGATGTCTTGCGTCTTGTCAAGCTCTTCTACGACCATCTGTAGTGTACTGTTGTAGAGTGCTCTTGCGTTCTTTCGCTTTCTGCCTTCTGCTTGGTTGGCTGCGGTATTCAGTTGCTTCAACGTCTTTTCTGCCTCTCTTACCATTTCCATGCGTACAAAGTCCTTGCCCTTTGCTTCTTCCATGTACTTCATGAGGTGTTCAGGATTGCTGCCCATATCGGCTTCGTACCCCTTTATATTGTGATACTTCTCGTTTGCCTCTTCGCGATACTTACGATACTTAGCCTTGATACGGTACAGGTCTGTGCGCTCGTCGCCCTGCTGCCAGAAGGCGCGGAAGAACTCTATCTTTCGCATGTTAAAGTCAGCCTCATCATCGGTGAACGCCCATTTATAGGCATCTCCTACGGCAGAGCCAGTGTTCATAAAGAACTTGCCTGGGCCACCAGTATATTGCTCTAACAGATATTGCATGCTGCTTGGGTTTATCTGTGCCCATCCGCGCTTCACATCGTCACCTCCACTTATATCGTTAAGCCACTTTGACAATGAAATATAAGCGGAGTTGGTGTTGCCAAGAGTCATCTGGTATTCTGGTGTCCATTCGTCACCTGGGTAGCGGTCTTCCCTAAAGATAGGTTTGCCCGTCCAGCCCAAGTTCTCGCCTACAGCCACCAATGGAGCTACTGGTGAGCAAATTCTTCCTGCGAATTCTGCTACAGGATTGAACTCGTTGGTAATCTTCGTCTCAAAGTCAACGGGTGAGAATACGTTTAGGAATCCTATAACTTCGTCATACAACGTCTTGTCAATGGGTTTTAGCTTCGGGAATAATGTGATACCTGCTATCATGTCACCCATAGAGTAGAACGCTGCCAGCTCCTGACCCATTGGGATAACAAGGAAGTCGTTCTTTCCACAACCAGGAATCCATCCAGTATAGATACACAAGTTCTTTCTGCGCACCCACTCTGGCAGGTTTGCATACGGATCGTCGTCGCCATCGCCTCCAGCAAGAGCATAGAGTGCTGCATTGAGTACAGGCATCAGCATGCCCATAGCGAAAGGTGGTGCTGCATATCGCGTGAGAAGTCTCCCTGCGTACTTATAGTTGATAGAGCCATCTGGATTCTTCAAGCCTCGGAAGATGTTACAGATAGCCTGCACGGTGGCATTAAAGAACATCTTATTTGCCATCAGTATCTGCGAAGCCTCTCCAGCAATCTTGGCTGCTCTAGTAACACTCTTTTTGTCGCTCTTGAAGCTTGCCGTCTTTCTGCCTGCCCCCTTCTTGTTAAAGTTTACAGTTACTTCCTTAGCGTCGTAAGCAGAGCGGGCCTTGGTGCGGCCTGCATAGTGACGGGATGCGCGGTAGGTAGCAAAGCGAGCATTGTTCTCAATGGCCTCATTCATTGCCTCTACAGCACCAAGTGTCTTATCGAAGAAACTATTTGTCAACTTCTTTACCTTGCCAGGAGTGCTTAGCATGCCTTCCATCTCCTTCTGCAGTTCTGCCACCTTCTTCATGTGAACAAACCCTGTTATACCACCATTGTCCATGAAGTCTTTGAAGTCGCGCTCCATTTCTTTGCTCTCGTCAAGGGTGCCAGCACGATACTTCTTGAACAATGAAATCATGTGTGGCAACTGCTGTCTGTAGTATTTCTGGGCTTCTGACTCATAGTCCATGCCTTCACGTGCCGCGAGAATGGCACCGAAGTGAGTCCAGTCACGGAGCATATTTCTTCCGAGGAACGTAATGTTGTATGATGTGCTAACGGTCTGCTGGAACTGTTTGAGGCTGGCAACCATCTTGTTTACTGTTCCCTTTCCTGACTCATAGCGTAGCTCTCCATTGATAGCTTGCGCCATGCGTGGGTTGCCCATTACTATCATGGTCTTGCGCTGTCCGTTAATTATCACTTCGACGATGTGCTCTCTCATGCGCTTCTTATCAACCTTGTAGTCGAATTTAGCCTTGCTATTCAGTCGCTTTGCCTCGCCTCTGGCTTCCAGTTCTGCCATGCGGGTATTAAAGTCGCTGACAGCCTGCTCAACCTCCTGCGGGGTCATGTCTGAATCAATGCGTGGGAAATCAACTATAAAGTCTCCCGTTGTCGGGTCAAGCACAGCCCATGTGTCTTGTATCTTTACAAGGTCGTTTTCGTGTGCCTGACACAGGCGGTAGAAGTGTTGCTTCACCACATTCTGATTACCGTCAGAGATAGCTTTATAGGTCATGGCGAACAAGGTTGAAAGCGGATAGTTGGCTTTGCTCTTACGACCCTTGGCATTTCTCAACAGACCTCCCACACTGTTTTTATTGTTGGATTCTGTCATATACTGCCAGTGGTCTTGTGCTGCCTCTCCCTCATTGAATCCTCGCATAGGAACGTAGAAGTGGAACATGTTCTTTATGCGGTCGTGAACCGACTCAGACAACATGCCGCAGTCTCTGTACTTATCCAATCCAAGGTTTGAACACAAGTTTATCTGCTCCCAGAGCCTGTTACGCAACTCATCGCCCATCTTCTCTTCCTGTTTTTGCAGTTTGCTGAGAATGTCGGCCTCGCTATAGTTACCTTTCTCGTCACCATACATATCTGTAAAGCCTGAGTAGTCATGCTTCTCTGCATTATAGCGCTTGTTGATGTTGGACTTGATGAAGTCATCCATTTCCTCTATATACTGAGCAAATGAAATCTCTCCATCCTTCAACTTCTGATAGTTCTCGTTATTCATTGCAGCAAAGTCCTTCTCCATCTCGTCGAGAAGTTCTTTTTCATCATCTTCCAATTCTTTGCTGCGCTGAGCCTTTAGCCAATCTCTTACATAGAGCACTCGGTTGCGCTCAAAGCCATGCTTGGTGAAAAGATAGCGGTCAACATCACCCGTCTGCCATCCCATCTTTTCGCATAGCTGTAATACGGTTCCTTCAAGTGGTCTACGGTAGATATTGGTAAACTGCTCCTGCTCTGTGAATGTCTTGCCATAAGAAAGGTTCATGGCCTGATAAGCGTTCTGAGAGTCGGGTATTTCCTCATCGTGGGCAATAGCCTCCTGACCCTTCTTGAATGTTATCATGTCGTCCTGACCAGCTTCCGTAACTACGGTTTCTGCACGGTCAATACGCTCATGATATACTTCCTTTGCAGAGTATTCGCCCATTTCACGAACACCCTCTACCTTTTCTTTGCGCTCTTTCTTCCAGCGTTTTGCTGAAAGCTCAATGGCTTTGAGTGGGTCTACTACTTCTTGTAGTTCGGGTTCCTCTTCAGAGCGTACGACGTTATCTCCCCGTTCTCGTCCCTGTTGATTACTTCTACGAACCTGGGTTGCTGGTGCCTGTCGATTTTCGCCAAGTCGTCCAAGCTGATTGTTCCTTTCTTCTTTTCTTCCATTTTGTATATAATTGGTTAGTTCTCCTGCAAAGTTACGGATTTCTTGTCTATTATCCAAGAACTCGTTCATAAATTTTTCAGTACCGATATTTGCTACCACCACATTACCGATAAGGAAAGAGCAAGCTTCTTCCAGTCTTTCTTCCTTTTCGTATGCATTTCTGATGTGCATATAGATGTCTGGGCGATTGGCTTTCAGCCAGTCATAGCAGGCTTGCCCGTATCTGTTACGAGCATCTGCCGGCATGCGCTGCCAATAGCCATGTACTTGTTCGTGCCACCACGCTTCTTCTGCTTCTCTGATGTCACGAAGTTTCTCCCCAAACACTACAACAACATCACCCTTGGGGAAATATCCGGATGCGGTATCAGGCTCGTTGTAAAGTTCCTCAATCTCGTTATAGACATCATCACCTACCTGTCCCTTCAAAGCCTCCAAGTCAGCGCGGCTGTTAACGACATAAGTAGGCACGCCACCATTAACTCCAAAACGACTTGAAATACTGTCTACGAAGTCTTTTATATCGTCTAATAGAGAAATCTGACGCTCCTGTCTCCAACTATCTGCTGCCTGTTCAATGGCTTCCAACGGATTGTTGGTAGTAATCATGCGCTTGGGAGATTCCTCTTCCTTATGCTCTTCGGCAACTGTTACGCCTAGCTCGTCGAGACGTTTCATGACGGCATCGAGATTGCTGCGCTTGAACTCGGCCTTCATCTTACTGCTGCCTTCAAACTGACCGTCCATCAGAGAAAGGAGGGTTTCGTCGTTGTAGTACTTAGCTCCCTTCTTAGCAGACTTAGGCACAGTCAACTCCAAGGTGTCATAGCTGTGGGTGTTCCAGTTCCAATCATTGGTAACACGGATTGACACGTCACCATCTGCACTCTCTACCTTGTCGCGGTTGTACTTCAATTCGTCCTTCTTGGCAGAGATTGGCGTCTTACTGGTAAGTCCCTTCGGTTCGAAGTTGTCTGGCATCAAGATACCCTGACGCACTTCGCCTGTATCGGTAGTAAACGAAATCAGCTTACCGCCTACACCCTGCTCACGGGTAGATACAAGAGCTTTCAGCAGATTACCGGTAATGATATAACCATCCTTGCGGGCTGCAGTAGATGTCAGCTTATCCCAATTATCCGTGTTCTGTTCCAACACTTTCAGCGTATTGGCAATATTCTGTCCGAACCAACCGCCTCTCGCCTGTGCGGTAAGAGAATTGATGGTGGGGAATATCTGTTCCTTCTCGCCCTTCTGCTGCTTTACCTTGCCATTGATAGGGATAGTAATCTTACGACGGCCATCAAGCGTAGCAAACGATATGGTGCTGGCATTGGGTGACATGTTATCACTAATCTTAATGTCAATCAGCTTACCAAATCCAGGCTCAAAGGTCATACTTCCGAGGTCGTAGATGTTGCTAGGCAAAGCATAGACACCATCCGTAGTGAAGGTTTCAAGAGCATCGACAAACACCTGTTTCTGTGCTTCGATAGCGGCAAGTGCATCGTCAAGCTTCTTAATCTCTTCCTTGTACATGTTCTCATACTGTATCTGACCGTTGCGTTCTATCTCTTCGTCGGTCATTTCGTTCTTCTCCTGAGCTTTCTTGGCACCCTTAACATAACGTTCCTGTTCGGCTGCTGCCTTCTTCTTTGCTCTCTCGGTAATGGTCTCTGTGGTTTCGGCTTTCTTCTTCTCCGCCCACTCGTCAACCTTAGCAAGCGTTTCTTGCTTGTATTCATCCCATGTCTTACCACCAAGAAGACGCTCCTGCGAAGCTTTCACCTCACTGGCTTTCATCGGCTTGCGTAGAACATCCATGTTGACTTTCTCTACGTAGGTATTGTCAGCAAATGGGTTGTTACTATCCGGATCAATACCTTGCTCCCAAACTTGCTTGCTCAAAGTCTTGGCTTTCAACGGCATTTCGGTAATCTCCAAGTCGTTTTCGCCCATTTCGTTCAGTCGGTCTATCTCAGTCTGATAGAGGTCGCTGATTTCTTTAAGCATCTTCTCCTGGTCTGCAACCTTCAAGAGCGCCATGCGACCAAGTACTTTGCTTGCGGTTTTTCCTGCTTCACCTTCCTTTGATGCAGAAGCAACCAACTCTTCTGACGGCTTTATCTGCCAGTCATCTCCCCATTTCAAAGGATTTAGCAGCTTTTCTGCAAGGTCTACGTGTTCTGCGAGATACTGAGTAACGATGTCGTCACCATACTTATTAATGATGTCTTGTACCTGCATTTCGTTGAACTTCGACTTCTGAGAAGATGTAGTGTTGGCATCCAAAGAGCGAAGCTTTGCTTTCAACATCATCAATAGGCGTTGCTCTGATGGGATAGTAGAAACAATATAGGTATATCTACTATGTTGCTTCTGTCCTGTTCGATCTGTGCGGCCACGCATCTGCACTTCGTCGTTAATGTCACTCTGTGGCTGAACGACAATCATGTGACGCTGGTCTGTGTTTAGGAACTTAATGCCTGCATGAAGGTCAATGCCCGTGCCTGCGCTCTTGTTCATGATAACAGCGTCTACAATGCCACTGTTGAAGTCGGAAGCGTTCTTCTTGTTGTCGGTGTCAGTGCGGTTGACGCGCTTAACAGTACCGTCTTCGTTATATATAAACTCCTTTTTT